ACGGGAGTGAGATAAAGGAAGAGTGGGCGGCGCGATAAATCGGGATTTCGTGGGCCAAGTAGGGATGCAGTGGGACAGAGTTTCGCAAATCCATTTCTTCCCATGAAAACATGGGCTGGAAGATGACGCGGCCCGTATCTGCCTCACTTCTTGACCGTTCGGCCTATCGACGTTCAGAAGCCGCGCCATAATGCGCGCGCCCCGTTCAGGAGCTAGAGTGTGCTTGGACGCCACCTAAAGTCTAATTGGAGCCGAGGCATCACCAATTCGATACGCCAATATGAAGACCACAAAGAAAACTTCGCGTCCAACAATGTGGCTTTTTCAAGCTACCGAAGACTATTCCTCTTCACGGTGCCTGTTCTTGTCTGGCCTGTCCGGAGGCTTCATGCTTGCTCAGCAGGCCTTAGAAAAGCTGCTGAAGGCGCATCTGACCATCGCTCACCCAGACCATTCGAAATTTATTGGACCACAAGGGTTGGCGCCCAAGGTGCTCGACGTGGCTGCAGGACATGACTTGGTGGCCCACTTGCGTCTCGCTGAGAAGCAATTTCCACATCTGGCGCTCGACCCGGGGCAGCTAGAGCTGATCACAAACCTGAGCTACTGCTTCCACAGCAAGTATCCCGATGTAGAAACGCCTCTGGAGTCGAGGACCACAGCATGGCTCGACGAAATTGACAGGATATTTGTGCGCTGGTCACTGGGGCTCCCGCTCCTGGAAGAAGCGCGCTGGAGAACAGGTTTGCATACCTGCGTTTGGTGTGAAGTGCTCGGAACGCCTGTTCATCCACCAGTCCATTGGATCAGGACGCAAAACAAAGCGTTTGCAGAGGTTCATGACCGCCTTCGTGCCGATGTGGAAACCCACTCCCGTCGCAAACGCGAGAATCCTGAGCTCTACGCTGCCGCCATTCGTTGAACTGATGGCGCGACCCGGGGGGCATTGCGTAGGACGCTCCGCTATCGCATCAGGTCTTCCAGCCAGATCCCCAAGATGTCCAGCACAGCAGCTTCGTCCTGAGCGCCGAGTTGGCCTGTGTCCGGGTCGGCAAACAACATCCCGCGCCGGGGCATCTTCCAAGTACCCCACTCATGGAAGGCCGCTTTTGGGTCCCCGAAGCCCACACGCACGCTGGTAGCGTCTGCCGAATGGGTGAGACTGGCAAGCATGTCGCCGTATCGGTCAAGAAGGCGACCATTGCCGTCCTCGGGATAGTTCTCGCGGGTCCAAGGCGCCCACACTTCCCATGGGTGACCGGTGGGATCGGTCTCGGTCTCGAAGCGGGCGCTTATTCGGCTCTCTAGCTCCATGCCGATGCTGTCCATGACCGGCCGCATATTTGTCGTGCCCTGCCGCAGACGTGCCAGATAGTCCTGCAAGGCCTGCGAGCTGACCTCGACACTGAGTCTGATCATGTGGAGCCTCGGTTTGACAGGGGCGGATGCGTGGCGCTATCATGACGGTGCTCACCAACGTTTCGGACGTTTAAGCCATAGGATCGCGCAAGCGGGTGCATTTGGCAGGTGGGCTTTTTCATTTCCGCACCGGCCTCTTGAACATCGTGAAAGGCACGATGTGCTTGCGGCGAACCCGGACCGCCAAGTGGTACACGATGCCACCCAGAACCACCTCCCCCTCTAGCACCTTGCTGCCGTCCTTTGCGACGGGTGGAGCACCTACTGCCAGCTGGGCACGGTTGAACAGGTCCCGAAAGCGCGCCAGATCCTCAGCGGTCACCGGGATCTGTCCGCGCAGCGCCTCGCTTGGCTTTCCATGGGACTTCAGCGTGTGCAACACGCCGTCATGTTCCAGTGCCACCATGCGCCCGGTCAGGTCCACCCCCAGCGCCTGGGCTCGCTGCGTCGCCATAGATGAGACTGTGCCCAGCACCTGAAGCGGCTGCTTGGCCTGAGGCGTCGCAGCCGACCGCTTTACAAACTCGACGGCATCCGTGGCCTGCGCTGGTGTGTGCCACTGCGCCATACCCTTGTCTCGCGCAGTCCGTGCCAGGTCGGGTGCAGCCTTGGTCAACCGGTCAGCCACGACCTCTTCCAGGGAGGCCGCCCGAGCACTCGCCATCCCCACGTTGTAGCCAAAGCCCGGGTCAATCCCTATCGGCACCAGCTTGATCTCGCCCGTGCGCTTGTCCAGCCACTCGCGCATCGGCACTTCGGGCGCCACTTTGATCATGGGCTCGCCTGTGGGACTGGTGCCCTGGTCATATTCCCGCTGACTGACGGCGACAACACGGCAGCGGCAGCGCCACCCATTCGGTGGTAGGTGGGTCAGCCAAAACGGATCGTCCACCGGCAAGGTCACCCCGTTCCAAGCCCGGTGCGAGGCGCGCACGCGCTCATCGCGCTTCGTGATGTAGCGCAGGAACGGGTGCGTCTTCTGGTTGCGCTCGATCCGCTCCCACTGGCCCGCCGCGTACGCCATGCGGGTGTTAGTGTCATAGATCAGCTTGAGCCGGGCCGGATCAAAAATGGTCACCACTTCGCGCTTGGTAAGCGGGTCCACCACGGTTTTTTCGCCCCACCAACCTGCCTTGGCCAATATCTCCTCAGCGTTGCGCATGAAGTCCCGACGCGACAGGTCGCCCCCCACTGACCGACTGATCAGGTCGCGTATGTCCTGGAGTAGATCAAGCCGAGCCAAGCGGCTCACTGTGAACTGCTGCGCGTGCTCGTCCTCCCAGAGATCCTGCCAGGCAAAGGTCTTTGTGAGCGGGCTACGCCGCTGCAGATAGGCAATGGCTTCGGCAGGCGGCAGCTTCTGCAGATCGGCGAACTCTTGCGCAGCAGAGGCCATGGTCAGGCGTTCTCCACGCCCGCAATCGCCCCAGCGCGCGCCGCGAAAGTGGCACGTGTCAGAGAGTCAGCAATGGCATCGGCATCGAGCTGAGCAAGCAAGCCAGGCAAGCGCTGTAGCAGTTGCTCGGCGGTCTCGCCCCGCAAAACAGCTTCGTCCAGCAGCGCCTGCAGCTTCTGTGCCACGGGGGCCATCAGCGGTTGCCAGTCTTGCAGCGCACCATCTACCAGCTCGTCAAGTGCATCACCCGGCTGCGGTTGGCCGGGCTCCGCGAAACTGGCGGCCGTAGGCGCCTTGGGACTGCCAGCCCCCCCTGCAGGCTCTGGCGTCGGTAGTGATGGTGCGGGCGGCGGTGACGGAGGCGCCGCTTTCTTCGACCATCCTTCACCATACTTGGCCCGGACGGTGTTTTCGTCCAGCTCAAAACCCATGTCGTGGATGAGCTTGTCACCCTCTGCCTGAGTCTTGGTGTCCTCTTCCTCCTTGATGTTGCGGTACACATGGCAAGACTCCAACCCGTTGTACTCACAGATCCAGGCCACCAGCGTTTCGTTGATGGTTTCCGAGAGCAGATCGCTGTCGGCTTGAGTCAGGTCTTGGCGTACATCCTTGCGCTCCTTGCTGGCTGCAGCCAAGGCGCCGCCGCCAGAGCGCGCAGGCTCCTGGCCGGTCAGCACCTCGCTGATCCAGTCGTCCATGTATTCGCACAGCTGCTGCTGCGTGGTGACATTCCCGGACAGCTTGCTCTCCAGAAGCGCAATCTCCATGCCCTCGGGCGTCATCAAGTAGCCGTCGTTGGACATGGCGCGTAGCGCGTCTGCCAGCGTGCCCTTTTCCTTCGGTCCCGCGTTACGCGGATACTTGCCGTGGGGTGTGGGCGAGCCAAAGCGATCACACAGCTTGTTCCAGGCCACGATACCCTTGCGCTTAAAGAACACTGGCCAGAAAAGCTGCAGCCCCAGGCCCGTGCCATAGGGGTTGTCGTCCTCGGGGTTCACGCGGTGCACGATGAACTTGCGATCCGGTACCGGAATGCCTTTGAGCATGTTCTCGCGCGTCAGCAGGTGCAGGCGTGCAGGGCTGTTGTCATCGTCCTGAACGTAGACAAACCGCCGCTGTGCCCGCTTGATAACGCGTGCAGGCACCACCATCCCATCACGAATGGTCCAGACGATCTCGGATACAGCAAAGCCCGCCAGCAACGCCTCCAGCAGTTCGCCGCACATGCGGTCAAATGCAATGCCCTTAAGGATGGCGGTCAGCGTCTCCGCGTCCTGCGTCCCCTTGGCGCTGTCCTTAGAGCGCGGCTCCACCTGCCAGGCCCTGCCCACCAGGGCAAGCTGGCGCTTTTGCAGACCCGAGAACACCTTGCCATCCCGGCGCAGGTCGCGGTACAGCTCCACGCCTGCATTTCCGCGTTCCAGCAGCAGTGGGTCGTTGGTGCGCAGCACCCCCATGTAGTGCTGCTCGAAAGGGTCCCGCAATCGGTTGGCAAATTCAGAGTCCAATTCGGGCCGGGCCTGTGCGGCTGCTGTGGTGGAGCGGTCAGTCCGCGCGGTTTTAACCATGGATGAAATCTCCCAGCGGCTGGCTGCTGTCACGCGGACCGCCGCTTTCATATTCGATAGGGGCGGATGGGCTGGAGCCCGCATGCAGTGCAAGCGCCAGCGCCCAGAAGCGGTCGGCGTGGCCGTTCACCTTGGTGCTGTCGTCGCCATCAGCAACAAAGCGGATGTTTCCTGCTGCGGTGGTGGTCTTCTGCACCTTGCGCAGGTCTGCGCGGATCTTGGGGTCTTCGGGGATGCGGACCGTGCGGTCTTCCATGGCGCCGCGCAACGGATAGGCGAGGGCTTCCTTCACCGGGCCGGAGAAGTTCACGCCTTCCACACGATGCGGCCCAAACTTGTCTTGCGCGTCGTCGGCCCAGCCAATGCCAAGGCCGGTCGAGTCAATGCACACGCGGTCGCAGATCTCGAACCAGGGCCACAAGATGGCTTCCTGTGCGCTCTTGCGCATCTTCTCCATCACCTCGACGTGGCGCGTGTAAAACACATCGCCAAGCTGCTCAACCACCCACAGCACGGTCAAATCCTTCTTGCGGCCGATATCCACGCCCGCATACAGGCGGCCGTGGAAAGGCCCCTCCAGTCCTCGCTTCCAATCAGTGCCGCCCGAGTATTCGCACGCCGTGATCAGGCCGTACTCGAGAAACTTGGCATCGTCGTCGGCCGGGATGCACATGTATTCCTGGTCGAACGACTCCTCATCGGCAGCGCCCGATTTCACAAAGTCGAAGTACTCGGCCTCGTCCATCGCCTGCTGCTCTGCATCCGCTGGCAGGGCCTGCTGGAGCTTGAAGAGAAAACCCTGTTCCAGAGCGTCCTGCAAGGTGACCCTGTGCAGGCTGATCTTCTTGGGGTTGCCCCCGTGCCGAGCTTCACGCACGAGCTGATTGAAGAAGCTGTGGGACCCGCGATGTGTGCTGACCAACTCCATGTTGCCGCCCCAGGTGATACCGGGATAGGCGATGGCCCACATCTTGCGCTGGTCGCGATGCAGGGCGAACTCATCCAGGACGCGACTGCCCCGCTTGCCCGCCTGGGCATCGGGGTTGCTGCTCATGCTGTGGATGCGCCGCCCGCTGGCGAACTGAAGCACATAGGCGCTGAGCTTTTTTTCTTGGTCGAGCACCACCTCGCCAAGGTCTTTGGCAGCCATGCCCATGATCCCGGCCCAGAGCTTGCAGTCCTCAATGAACAGCCGGGCCTGAATGTCATCACGACTGCTCACCCACTCGTCAAATCGGGCGCCCTGCGCAGCGGCACGCTCGTCCGCCCCGTAGGCGGTAGACCAGCTGATGCCAATCTGCCGCGACTTCTCCATCAACTTGAGGCGAGACTCGTCCTTGATCCACGCGCTCTGAAACGGCAAAAAGATCGCATGGCGATCCAAAGGAATGCACTTGGCGCGGCCCTTGAGCTTATCCATCAGACGATCCCTAGTGCCTCACGGATGGCGGCCTTGGTATCGGCCGTCACGCCGCCCTTGTTGGGCATCGCTTCCAACTTGGCGCGCTGTTCCTCCAGCAGCTTCTTGCGCGTGGCTTCCTCCACCTTGGCCTGGAACTCCTTTAGGTTGATGCTCGACCTGGTCAGCGTGGCGATGTTCTTGGCCGCCTTGCTGAGCAGGGCCACCCTCTCACCAGGGTCGGCCTTATCGCCGTCCTCTCCAACCTCGTCGGCCTCCTGCAGCGCCAGGATGGCCTCGAAAAGCTCGGTCTGCACCATGGCAGTCAGGGCCTCGCTGCGCGCGTCCTTATCGTCCCCCGCGTGGGCCTGGATCAGCTTCGCGGCCTCGGTGCTGGCACGGATCGCCAACAGACGGCGCTCCAGCTTTTGCCCGTAGCGGCCAACGGCAGAGCGACTGGGAAGCTCTGCGGCCTGAGCTGCTGCTGGAAACTTCTCTCGCAGGTCGGCGATCAGCTCATCCAGCGTCACACCTCCTGACGCGAGCATGGCTTGGATGTACGTCTTGATCTCCGGGTCCAGCCGGTCGATGCTGCTTTTGCGGCCCATGGCTCACCAATACTTCACAGGGCGTGCGATACCAGGCTCGCAGGGGATGGTGTACTCGGCGAGGTCCACACCAATGCGTGTCAGATCAGCAAACCAGCGGCCCGAGGGCTGCTTGTCCAGTTTCACCAGCTCGCGGTCACCCAGGTAGTCCAGCTCGCGGCGCAGCTCCAGCGGCGTCGCATCGGGGTATTCAGACTGGGCCACGCTCAGAATCGGGCCTTCAAACGCGCCGATGGGGCGCGCATTGTTGAGCGTCAGGATGATCAGCCACCGCAGGTTTTCGCGGCGGATACGGACGTTGTCGATTCCGGTGCTCATAGGCTCCCTCGCTCGTTCATGGATGCGCGTAGCTGCGCGTTGTCGATCTTGGTGGCGAGGCCATCCAGCTTGGCTTCAACGATGGATTGGCCGCGCACGTAGTCCTCGCGGCGAACGTAGTGCAGCGGCAGATCGGCCTTGAAGTGCATGAACTCGCGCTCCAGGTTGGTGATCCCTGCGACCTCGGCCTCGCGAGCCTTCTGCAGCACATCAAAGCGCTCATTGATGCGCGATTCGAACTGGGCGGCGATCAATCGACCCGCTGTGAAGATGAGCCCGGCAAACCCTGAAAGCAGCGTGAGACCGAAGCCCAGCAATTGCCAAAAATCCACTTGCAGCGTCATCGCGCCCCCTTTTTCTTTTCCTGACGCGCCTGGCACGTCACACACAACTGCACGCCAGGCACAGCCTGGCGCCGCTTCTCGGAAATCACCTCTCCGCAGCCTCGCGCCTGGCAGAGTTCGGCCGAGTCAGCGGGCGTTTTCCCGACCAGGCCAGAGCGGCGGCTGTGGTCACGCAGGGCGTCATCCAGAATCTCTGCCTCACGCGCCTGGGCACGGTCGATGTCGTCAATCAACGGCGCCCCCTGTCTTGCCTGCCCCGCACACGTTGCGAGCAAAGCTCTGCAGCCCGGTCACCTGGTCGCGGAGTCCGTCAGCCTCTGCTGCCAGCTCTTGATATGCGCCGCTGCTTTCTCCGAGTAGCTCTCGTGCGGCACGGGCTTCGCCAGCGCAGGCGGCAAGTCCGGCATCACCTGTTGGGTAGGGATCGGGGCGGCTGTTGAGGCGGGCAACTTCGGCGCGCAGGCTGCGCACAGCAGCAGCGGCAGCAACATCACGAGCGCGGCGCGAGGCCTCGCGTTGGGCGTCTTCATGGGCAGTCCTTTCGGCATTGCGAAATTTGGTGGCGTTGTCGCGGGCAGTGGCCGCGTTGCGGGCGTTCTCCTGGGCGTCCCAAGCGTGTTGCACTCGGGCTGCGCCCTGCGCGTCCCCCTTGTTGACCAGGTGGGACTGCAAGGCCTTGGCGCCGACGATGAGGGCGCAAACAGCCAGGCCCCAGGCAATCAAGCGTGCGCTCATAGACCAGGCCCCCACTGCAGGTAGCGTGGCTGGATCACCACCAGAATGCGGTGGGGGTAGCCCAGGTTTTCTTTGCAATGCACGGCTGCGCGGCGGGCTTTGCCGCAAGCCGCATCGACCTGGGCTCGCGAAGGCTGGGCCAGCCCGGTACTAGCGGCCTCCTGTTGCCAATGGCCGAGCCCGCCGTTGTAAGAGCGCAAAGCGACCCACATGCGGTCGTGCGGGGAGTAGCGAACTGGTGCACGGTCGTACAGCCAGCGGTCATAGGTGACCAGGGCGCGGAAGGACCACGCCGGGTTGAAGGGCTGCTGCGACGCCAGGTCAGGGTGCAACCCAGCAATCCACTTGGTGGTCGCGGGCATGAACTGGGCCAAACCCTGCGCCCCCACGTGGGAAACGGCATCAGCGCGCCAAGCGCTTTCCTGGTGGACCTGCGCGGCAAACACAGCCACCGGGGCATCCATACCCCAGGACGCATGTGCGGTGCGTACCAGCAGCGCGCGGTGCTGTAGTGCGGCCTGGGGCACCTGGGCGTAGGCGCAGCTCACTGCAATGGCGATGGCCACAACCGCCAGCCAGGCCAGTGCGGGGACTCGGGAATGCCAGCGCATCACAGCCCCGCCGCCACGCCCAGCACCACGCAGCCCACCACAATGGCCCGCCGCAGCTGCGCCACGCAATAGGCGGCCAGGTACTCGGGTTTGGCGATGGGGTAGTCCACATCACCCTCGGGCTCTTCGGTGCCCTTGCGCCAGTCGCGCCAGAGGAAGGAATCAGGCCGTGCGTAGGGGAACAGCGCGCGGTCGAGCCAGTAGCCGATCACGGCGGCCAGCGCAATGAGCGCTGCCTTGTAGAGCACCACCGGCAACTGCACCGGCGACACCACTGCGATCACCGCCAAGAGCAGCGCCGCGAGTACGACGAAAAGGCTGCTGCGCGGGGCACGCAACCAGATAGGGATGTGGTCTTTGAGCGTCATGCACGGCAGGATGCCGTGCACGCTAGGGCGACACTAAATGGAGCGCGCCATTGTTACTGCCAATGCTTGCAACATCTCATCATCAAGCGTTGCAAGGCCAAGCCACAGGTGCCGAGTTCAACCGTTTTTGTTTTCAGGCTGACTCATCCGCTCAAAGAGATTGAGCAAGACCTCTGCAACACGAGCGACTGCGAAAGCAGCGTAAATCGTGCTCGCGACAAGCAGCGTAGACCATGGCTGTGATACTGCGGTCCCATCACTTGGCAGAAAGAAGAATAGGAGCACACAGGCTCCGGCCAGCGCTAAGCAACCCAAAATTGCCGAACGTAGATATCTATGGACCCCGGGCATATGGCCACCATCATGCAGCTGTCGGCCTGTTTGGGTGCTCCCAATTGGGAGGAGGATTGAAAGGGCGGTTGTCAGGAAACCAGCACAGATTGCTGCGGCAGACAACAAGGCTCCAAGTAGTTCTTTCGAGTAGGCATTTGGAATGTCCAACCCCGCGTACCACCATGCCCCAGCGCCGCCTGCCGCTGAAAGCAGCGGCCCCCATTGCTCAATTTTCAGGCGCAAAGACATAATGAAAAGATTCAAATCCAGCCTAAGAGTGCCCTGTCTAGCATATCCCAGCGCGAATTGATCGTGTAACGGTGATCAACAACTTTGAGTTCGTTGGCCCCGAATCGACGCTTAATTTTGTGTTCGAGCAGATTGATGACCTGGTCCTTTTTTCCAGTCGTTGGATCTTCACCTTTGACTCTCAGTACCGACACATCGTCATCTTGAGCACGCAGCTTGTTGATCATGGACTTGACCGACTGGCTGCTAAGAAAGTTCAGCTTTTTTTTGCCGGTGTTGGCACCCAATGTGATGGAAACACGCTGAGCGTGAGCAGGCTTTGTTGCGAGTGCAAGGGCTGTGCCAACAGTACTCTGCGATGCTTCCAGTGCATCGACAGTGGCCGTGATTTCAACTGAAGTGATGTTCTTCAAGCCGCCTAGTCGTGCCACGACTGTTGGATCAAGCTTTGGGTTCACTGAGTATGCGAAATTTCTTGCGCTGCCTGGATCAACGGCGTTGAAGTACTCTGCCATTCGGGTGGGGCCGATACCGGAGTGGTTGTGCAGAATCAGAAGCCACTTTTTGGATGGTACGTAGAGCGCTGCAGTCTCCTCTCCAAAGTCTTCATCTACTCGCATCTGAATTCCAGAGACCGGCACCGCGTTCCCGAGTTTTCCTGGTCCCACCTCGCGTTTTTTGACAAAGTCCAAGTGGTAGACCGCTGGCATGTTTGGATACAGCCCGGCAGGTATCTTCACAACCTGTTCCAAACGAATATCACCACGCCACCGTTGATCCAAAGCCAGCTTGTCGAACTCGTCCAAGGTATCGCTGAGCTTCTGACAAGTCTGGGGTGTCCAGTCAACGTCAAAAAGATTTACGGTGACCATCTTTGCCATTCTTACTTCCTCTCTGGTGGTTTTCGTCGTCGGGGATAGGGCGCATTGATGCTGGGCTGCAAACCGTCAGTTCACACCCCACTCAAGCCGCTTCGCTTGAATCTTTGTCCAATCGACGCTGAACTTGCCGTTATCGAACTCACAAGCAGCCTGCCTGGTCACGAAGCCACCCAACCCATTGGTGGCATGGAGCGTCATCCGCAACACCCGCTTGTCCTCAAACTTGGGCTCTGTGTAGTAGGCGTTTGCCGGATCGCGCAGCAGTGGCTTGTACCAGGCTAGGCATTGATCCGCCTGCATTTCCAGCGCAGATTTCGAGGGCGCTGGAGCCGTAAGTGTTGGTTGAATCGGAGGCGCAGCTGGCTGTACCGGTGCTGGTGCCACTGGGGTAGCTACAGGCGCGGCAGGCTGGGAGACATTGCCGCTTGCTGGACGCACTTCGATCTTCTCCCCTTTGCCTGTACAGGGGGCATCTTGAAAAACCGTCTTACCGTCAGGCCCGGTGCATTTGTTCACCGCCCAAGCTGGCCCCGTCAAAGCCAACACGCCAACAGACAGGGCAATCAATCTCAACATGCGTTGTCTCCAGAAAGAATCCTCTCTACCCGCATAGCTGTCGCCTGGGGGAAGAGGGTTGTGAGTAGCAGCGCCCTCGTGACGCACAGATAAACGGCACAGGTGACCAAAAGCGTGATCGGCTTCAGGAACGGTCCTGGCACCCTGTTCATGGTATCGACCAACGCGAAGATCAAGACGCTGGTCATCAGCACTGTGCCGCTCCATCCGACGGCCATATCCGTTTTTCGCGCGCTGGGCTTTAGCCGCCTCTCTGGCTCAGACCACACAAGGGAGCCGAAGCGCCAAGCGCGGGACAACTCCTTCCCGGTAAACCCGTGTTCCAACATGAGCAACTCAAATTGCTCGCGAGCTTCGCGTCGGCAATCGATGCCCGTGTGCTTGAGGAAAAGCGCCTGCAGTTCCGACTCGGGGCGAGCGTGCACGACATGGATGTTGTTGACAACGTCGCGCCCCGCCACATCGCCGGTCACTGTTCCGGTGAACACCTGATCACGAGCACTCACCGCTTGCCCCCACCTTTCACGATGTCTCGCCCCGCAATGTCGCCTTTGGGCGCCTTGTGAAAGATTTGCTGCGAGCCTTCGAACTGCGTCGAAGCGCCCGCAGTCAACGCACCGAGCGCAGCTCTACGAATCTCCGTAGATGCCGACCGGAAGTAGCTCAATAGCGTTTTCTCTTCGGCGTTGAGCACCAGCTCCTGCGGGACTTCCCTCTCACCAGTAAGAACGTAGCGGACGTCAACGCCTTGAAGCGCGACTGCCGATAGATACGCCGCACTGGGCGAAGCAAGCCCCTTTTCGTACTTCGCCTGGGACTGCCGCGTCGCGCCAGGCACGCCTGCAGCGGCGGCAATCCCTGCGAAGTCGCTTTGTGTCTTACCCATCGCTTCGCGCTCTTCCCTCAGACGCTCACCGATGGAAATAAATATTTCCATAAACAGATTGCCAAATGGAAACAATTGGCTCCATAATTCGCACAACAACGCACAAACAAATGCAGCAACGCCAATTGCTGCACAACAAATAGGACGCCACTCACCATGGTCAAAACCCGCGCAGAAGTCCGCGAGGAGTTCGCCAGCAAAGGCTGGTCCATCTCGGGCTGGGCCAAGCAAAACGGCTACAGCCCCAACATGGCCATTGCCATCTTGGCAGACAACGAAGCCAACCCGCGCCTCAAGTGCCTGCGCGGCGACTCTCACAACATCGCGGTAGCGCTCGGACTCAAAGAGGGCGAGATCTCCCGTGCCGTTGGTGCCCGTCAGCTTGCTGCTGCGTGAGGTCCAAAGTGGTGCGTTCTACACCCAATGTAACAAATCGCCGAGACCTTTTTGGCTTCGACATCACGCGCCCAGTGGTTGGCGCTGGCTACGTGCGCCGTCCAGCGCAAGCGCCAGTTCCTGCAGCGTGCGGGCTGCCACTTCAAAGCCCGGCAGTGGCAACGCTGATCGCCACGCCTCAGACAACTGGGGGCCATCAATGAGGCCCTTGATCTCCAGCGCCGCAGCGATGTGTAACACGGCCCGGCTCACGCCTTCCAGGCGGCCTGCCAACTCTTCGAAATCTACTGTGTCCATCCCGTCCTCCGTTCGGTTGATGGATGAACTTTCTCACTGCCAGGTAGTGCGCACCAGCACCACGCAGACCATTTGTTTGGACGGACACGCATCCGCGAATTTGGGGGGCTTCCAATGACCCGACGCAATTGGAAACGCTGGCAACCAGCCACCCTGCGTGACGCGCTCAAGGGCTGCAAAGACTTTGCCTTGGAGCGTCACAACCTGAGTGTGGAGCGCATCGCCGAGCGCATGGGACTGGAAGACCACTGGGCGCTCTACAAGTGGATTGCCAATGGGCGGATGCCCCTAGTGCTGGTGCCCGCTTACGAGCACGCCTGCGGCATCAACCTGGTTGCCCGATGGATGGCAGCCACCGACGACAAGCTCCTCGTGGACATACCCAACGGACGCAAGGCGCAGCCAGCCGAACTGGTGGAGCTGAACACCGGCTTTGCCCAAGCGCTGCAGCTGCTCACCGACTTCTACCAGGCAGACGGCAAAGCCGACCCTGCCGCAACCCTGGACGCCCTGCGCAGCCACCTGCAGCAGGTCGCTGCACACCACCACAACGTGGCGCAGTACGCCACGCCTGAACTGGAGTTTTGAAATGTCTGAAAAGACCTACGCCCTCGCAGGCCCCATTCGCAAGACCTGCGACCTTTTCCGCTTGCTGGCTGGGCACGAAGTGCTTGGCCTCACCCCCGGTGAGATTGCCAAGGGTCTCAGCGTGTCGCCCAGCTGGGTCAGCGTAAACCTGCCCGCCCTGGCCACCACTGGCTACGTCGAGCAGGTGGCGGGCACTAATCGCTGGCGCCTGGGGGTGCAGTTCGTGCGCATAGCCACCACCGTAGCCACCAACCTCAACGCCGCCAAACGTCAGCTCGACGACGTGAGCGCCCGGTATTCCGTCCCCCTGTAACTCCAACCCGCAAAGCACTTCATGGCCCGCACACAGACACCCGCCCCGGCATCCAAAGAGCCCGTCATTTTGGACGCCGTGATTGCTCAAGACATGAGCGCCGCAAACCAACTGGCCCTGATCACCCGCGAGACCGAAACCCGCGTCCGCGCGATAGCTCAGCAGATGGGCTACCAGCTGCCCGCCGACGCCACTGACCCCGACCTGATCCAGCGCGACATTGCCGCCAACATGCGTCGTAGCGTAGAGGCCTGCCTGGAGGTGGGGCGCGGCCTGACGGTATTGAAAGCGGCCTGCGAACACGGTCAGTTTATGGCCCGCCTGGATGTGCTGGGCATCGAATCGCGCGTAGCACAGCGATTCATGCAGTCGGCTGCCAAGTTCTCAATTGCGTCGACGTCGACGCTTTTGAAGGCCGCTGGCGGCCAGTCCAAGCTGTTTGAAATGCTCGTCCTGGACGATGAGCAGATTGGAGAGCTGGAGCTGACCGGTCAAACCGGCGAACTGTCTCTGGACGACGTGGCCACCATGTCCGTCAAGGAGTTGCGCGCTGCCGTCCGCGAGGCCCGCGCAGAAAAGGCGGCGGTTGACAAGGTGCTATCTGACAAGAACACCGCCAACGACAAGCTGCGCGCCCAGCTCAAGCGGATCGCCACCATCCCGCCAGATGACGCCCTGGCCGATTTGCAGCGCGAAGCCACCGCCCACATGAACGACGCGCTGGGTGCAGTGCGCGGCGGGCTGCGGGCTGCGCTGATTGCCCTGAACAACCACGGCGACGAACGCGGGCAGCAGGCCGTTTTCATGGCCGGTCTGGTCGGCCAGGTCGCCGCCGAGCTGGCAACGTTGCGCGAGGAGTTCAACCTGCCCGATGTCTCTAACGCCGCAGACATAGCACTGGCAGGCGAAGTGGCTCAGTGGGCCAAGTAAGCGCGCGGAGACCACCAACCCATGTCGCTCAACCCCGTGATCGTCGGCCGTCTGGCGCAAGTGCTCCAGGCCGCACAGGCGGCTCCACGCGGCGGCAAGCAGGCCATCTACGAGGCGGCCTGCGCCGAGCTGGGAATGAGCACCGCCACCTTGCATCGCCATCTTGGAAAGATCACCGTGAAGCCAGAACGCAAAAAGCGCAGCGATGCAGGCGATGTGTCGCTGACCCGCGATGAAGCCGTGGCCATCAGCGCCGCGCTCATGACCAGCCACCGCAAGTCCAACAAACGCCTGATGTCCATCGGCCAGGCCGTGGAAGTGATGCGCGCCAACGGCGAAGTGCGTGCTGATCGTACCGACCCCGCCACTGGCGAGCTGGTCCCCCTCAGCGACAGCGCCATAGCCCGTGCGCTGCGCCACTACAACCTGCACCCCGACCAGCTCAACCGGCCCACACCTGCTGTCGAGCTCAAGAGCCTGCACCCAAACCACGTCTGGCAGGTCGATGCCAGCCTGTGTGTTCTTTACTACCTGAACGCCCGCACCGAAGCCGAGAGCGGCCTGCAGGTGATGGAGCGGGACAAGTTCTACAAGAACAAGCCCGCCAACCTCAAGCGCATTGAAGCTGACCGGGTCTGGTCCTATGAAATCACCGACCACAACAGCTCGGCGATCTACTTGCAGTACGTGATGGGCGCCGAGAGCGGCACCAACCTGGCCGACTGCTTCATCAACGCCATCCAGAAGCGGGAGGGCGATCCGTTCCACGGCGTGCCCTTTGTGCTGATGATGGACATGGGCAGCGCCAATACCAGCGGCCTGTTCGCCAACCTGGCGCGGCGGCTGCAGGTCAAGACCATTGCCCACGCCCCTGGCAATGCCCGCGCCACCGGCCAGGTCGAGAAGACCCGCGACCTGATCGAACGCAGCTTTGAAAGCGGCTTGCGCTTGCGCCCTGTGCGCAACCTGCCAGAACTCAACGCTCAAGCCCAGCGCTGGTCTCGGTGGTTCAACGCCACCAAGGTGCACAGCCGCCACGGCAAGGCGCGCTACGACGCCTGGATGACGATCACAGCCGATCAGCTGCGTGTGGCGCCCCCTGTCGAAATCTGCCAGGCCCTGCTTACCGAGTCGCCCGAGACCCGCAAGGTCACCGACTTCCTGACCGTTTCCTACAAGGGCCGCGAATTCGATGTGCGCGGTGTGCCGAACGTGATGGTGGGCGAGAAACTGCACATCACGCTCAACCCTTGGGTGCTGGACGCCGCCATGGTGGTAGATACCGATGCCGAGGGCAACGAAATCCTGCACAGCATCCCGCTGGTGGTGCGCGACGACGCCGGGTTCCGCACAGACGCCAATGTCATCGGTGAAGACTGGAAGCGGCCCGCGGACACCCAGCTCGAAGCCAACCGCAAGGAGGTCGATCGCTTCGCCTACGACGCCAAATCGGACGCCGAAGTCGAAGCCAAGCGCAAGGCCAAGGCCGTGCCCTTCGGTGGTCGCATCGACCCCGGCAAGGTCATCGATCAGGCGCCCGAGCGCACCTTCCTGCCCCGTCGTGGCACCGACCTGCAGACCACTGTATCCACGCAGAAGGCCCCGGCCCGCGTACTCAGCCCCTTTGAGGCCGCTGCCGAGCTGGTGCGGATGGGCGTAACGATGACCCGCGAGACCAGCGCCCAGGTGCGCGCCTGGTATCCAGAAGGGGTGCCCGAGGACGAACTGCAAGACCTCCAAGCCCGCCTCACCGTGCGCAGCGGCCTGCGCGTGGTGGCTGGAGGTGCGGCATGAGCCTGGCCCTTGTATTCGACGCCCTGGGAATCAGCCAGGCACAGGTGCGGCGTGACAGCGGGCTGAGCCGCTCAGCGTTGAGCCGTCTGGTGGTGCACGGTGTGTGGCCCGCCCGTGGGGAAACCACGGTCCGCAAATCCCTGGAGCAGTGCCTGCGCAAGCACGGCGCTACCCCTGCCCAACTGCTGACGCTTTTCACGCCCGCAAAGAAGTTGGCCCCGGCGAGTTCGTACCTCGACGGGGCCGCCCCTGAAGTCCCGAAACCAACCGAAACCCCCGAGGAGGAAACCATGCTACTGCAAAACGCCGCACTGAACCTTGAAGCCCGCCAGCACTTCAACCTGCCCAAAAACCCTTTCCAGGACGATGTCCAGAGCCCTGACGACGTATACCAGACGGCCAGCGTGCGCTACGTGCGCGCAACGCTCAACGACTGCGCCCAGCATCACGGCTTTGTGGCCGTGGTCGGTGAGAGCGGCGCGGGCAAGACCACGCTTGCGGAAGACCTGGAAGAGCGCATCAAGGCCGAAAAGCGCGACATCGTGATCATCCGCCCCTATGTGCTGGCCATGGAAGCCAGCGATCAAAAGGGCAAGACACTCAAGTCCAGCCACATCGCCGAGGCCATCGCCGCTGCGCTCGACCCTCAGCTCAAGGTCAAGAGCAGCCCCGAGGCACGCTTCCGCCAAGTGCACGACCTGCTCAAGGCCAGCCGCCGTGCGGGCCGTCGCCACCTGCTGGTGATTGAAGAGGCGCACTGCCTGCCAAGCGCCACGCTCAAGCACCTCAAGCGCTTCATTGAGCTCAAGGACGGCATGCAGCGCCTGATCGGCGTGGCCCTGATCGGCCAGCCCGAGCTGCGCGACCGACTGGGCAGCCAGAACGCAGACGTGCGGGAAGTCGCTCAGCGCTGCGAGGTGGTGGAGCTGCAGCCGTTGGACGGCGAGTTGGAGGGCTATCTACGCCACAAGTTCGCCCGGTTCGACCTCAAATATGAGGAGGTGTTCGCCCCCGACGCAGCCGACGCCATCCGCGCCCGACTGGTGCACATCCCTCGCGGTGCCAAGCCCACGGATGCCCGCAGCGAGTGCTATCCCCTAGTGGTCAACAACCTGGTCTGCCGCGCAATGAACGCCGCCACCCTCGCTGGCTGGCCCCTGGTTGATGCCCAAGTTATCGGGAGCTGCTGAGCCATGGCCATTTACCGCATCAAGATCACCATGGCAGACGGCTCCAGGGGCCGGTACACCGGCATCTTTGTCGATGGCATCGAAGCCATCGTGCAGACCCTGGCGGACTTCCCTGAAGCGCGCAGCGTTGCCGCCCTGTTCATCAGGAGGGCTGGAGCATGAAGCGAACCACTGAACCGTGCCAGCACGACACCGAGACGTTGCCGCCCGGTGGCTACTACTTCGCCCCTGGCGCCATAGATAGCGGTCCGCGCCGCAGCAAGCGGCTTGCTGGTTGGCAGCGTCTGGTTCTCGACGTCGCCGCATGCCTGGCTGTGTCGGGGCTGATCGGGTTCGTTGCTCGTGTCCTGCAAGCGAAAGGCTGGCCGCTGTGAGCGCTGATCTGTCCTGCCCCGTCTGCGGTACCGAGCTGGACCTGGCCGTGCTGTTTTCCCATGAGGGCGATCAGCGCGCGATGGCCCGCCTGGCTGAAGTCAGCATTCCCCTCGGCGCCCGGGTGCTGCAGTACGTGGGCTTGTTCACGCCGCACAAGCAGCGGCTGACCGCCGCCAAGAAGATCAAGTTGATCCTGCAGCTGCTGCCCGACCTGGAGCGCCAGGCCATCACGTACAAGGGCCGCGACTGGGCTGCGCCGCTATCGGCTTGGGCCATGGCCATTGACCAGATGCTGGCCGCTCGCGATGTGCAGCGCCTGGAGTTGCCCATGAAGGGCCACGGCTACCTGTACGCCATCCTGGCTGGCATGGCCGACAAGCACGAAGGCCAAGCCGAGCAGCAGCGCGAGCAAGAGCTGCGTGCCGGCCCTCGCGCCGCCACCGTCAACGGCCCCGCCAGCGTGGCCGACCTGGTGCAGGCACCGGCACCCACCGCCGCACCTCGGCCAGCGCCTGCCGCACCGGCACCCGCTGGCATGTCCCCCACCGTCCGCGCCATGCGCGCCGTCATCGAAAGCAAGAGAGGCACAACGCCATGACACGCAAATCCACCCTCAGCATTGAAAGCGCAGCAGTCATCGTCCACCTGAAGGCGCACGGCGCCAGCACGGCCGTCGCGCTGCGCCCCCACTTCCCGGACGTGAGCCGCACCGCGCTGCTCAAACGCCTGGGCAACTTGGTCGCACTCGGCTGGCTCGATTTCAGCTGGAACAGTGATGGCGACAAGGCATGGTTTGTGCGCAGCAGCGCACGGGCCATCGGGGTGCACACCGCCGCGCATGAGCCTGCTCACCAGGCCGAGACCGCGCTGCCCGTAGCCGCCCCCCGTCGCGTCAATGTCATGACTGGCATCTACGTACCGCCCCGCAGTTCCGCACTGCGCCCTGGCGCCATGGACTTCAAGGGTTGCCCAAGCGTGGGCTACCGCTGCTGATCACCCCGACAAACCACTACAGGAGCTCACATGGCAACCGAAACGACCATCCCAGCCGGGTACTGGCAAGACGCCAACGGCAACCTTATCCCGGAGTCCAAAGTCAAGGACATCGACAAGCTGCGCCACCAGGTGGTGACGGACCTTTGCACCATGGCGGAAAAGAGCCGCGACGGCTTGGCCGCTTTCAAGGTCCTCGCAATGCAAGAAGTGGCTGCGCTGGTCTCCACCAGCATGGAGCAGTACGGTGTGAAGGCCGGAGGCGAAAAAGGCAACGTCACGCTGGTGAGCTATGACGGTAAGTACAAGCTGGTGCGCCAGATGCAGGACAAGCTGGTGTTTGGCGAGCAGCTCATGGCCGCCAAAGCCCTGATCGATGAATGTGTGCATGAATGGGCGCAGGGCGCCAACGACAACATCAAGGCACTGGTGAACCACGCCTTCCAGACCGACAAGGAAGGCAAGATCAACACTGGCCGTGTGCTGGGTCTGCGCCGCCTGGACATCCGCGACACCAAGTGGCAAAGCGCCATGCAGGCCATCGCGGACAGTATCCAGACCGCCAGCACCAAGCCATACGTGCGCTTTTACAAGCGTATAGATGCAACGGGTGACTATGCCCCCATCAGCCTGGATGTGGCAGCTGTATGACCCGCGACGAAGCGCTCGACAAGATCAAGAAGTGCTTGGCGCTCGCGGCCAGCCCGGAGGCGCATGAGGCCGCAGCGGCAATGCGCCAGGCGCAGAAGCTCATGGCGCAGTTCGGCTTGTCAGAGGAAGACGTGACGCTTGCCGACGTGGCGGAGGTACGCCAACAAGCGCAGAACGTGCCCATGGTGCGCTGGGAAGCATCCCTTGCTTTCATGGTGGCACAGGCTTTCGGTTGCGAAACCTTCACGATGCAGCGCCTCCAGCTAGGTAGTGGCCGAAAGATGCGCCGTCAACGCACCTACGTTTTCGTGGGCGTGGGGCCTGCGCCAGAGGTGGCGGGCTATGCCTTCGACGTGCTTGTACGCCAGTGCGCGAAGGATCGCCGCCGCTACATCGGTCTGCAGAGTAAGAACTGCAAAGCCAAGACCAAAGTGGCGCGCGGCGACTTGTACGCCGAAGGCTGGATCGCTGGTGTCAGCGACAAGCTTGATCAGTTCGCTGGCAACGCGCGGGATGCGGCCCTGATCGCCCGCTACATGGAGCAAAACCACTCGGGCCTGGAAGCCGCAAACATCAAAAGTCGGGTCAGGGGCAAGAACGTCACTCACAACGACTGGCACCAGGGCCGTGCGGCTGGGCGCCAGGTCGAGCTGAATCAGGGTGTGCAGGGGCGCGCGGCACAGCCACTCCTGACCGCATAGAACCACACGCGCAACCGGCCGCCTTGGGGCGCGTAGGCCGGTGTGGCAAGCGGTGTGTGCCACGGTCTTTCCACAGGGCCGCAACTGCCGCAGGTATCGAGTGCCACCGTGCTGGTGTCCCTTTCCATCACCACGAGACCTCCTCCCCGCAAGGGGATGGCGCGGCGATACCCGGTTTCCGGTGTCCGACAACACCGGTTCTTTGGCCCCCCGTGAAGGCAGCAGAAACGGGCAGAACCCCGTCCCAAATCGTCCCAAAACAAATCTCCGGGGCATTGGCGCCAAACAGGCGCCTAGGCCCTCAAACGCCGCAGGATCAAAAACCATGAATGCCGTTGCTTTTCTCCTCTCCAGCCTTGCCGCCTTCTTCGGCATGCTGGGTGCTCTACTGCTTGCCATGCCCGCCTATCCAGGCTGGGGCTTCGGTGCGTTCTTGATCAGCAACCTGGGCTGGCTCACCGTAAGCGCCTGGCAGCGCCAGTGGCCCTTGCATGTCCAGCAATGGGTATTCCTGGCCTGCAGCCTTCTCGGTCTGTGGAACTGGTGGCTTGGCCCCTTGTTGCTGGGTTGATCGGCATGTCAAACCACATCGCCGCCATCCATGTGCTCAAGTCCAAGTTGCGGTTGGACGATGGCGATTACCGTGCGCTGTTGCTCAGCCTGACGCAAAAGGCCAGCACCAAGGACATGACGGACCGCGAGCGCCAGCAGGTGCGTGATCACCTGCAGGGCCTCGGAGAGCGGTTGGGCATGCTCAAGCCAACGCGACGCCGCGCACCCTCGCGCTCCTTTGCCCAGGCCAAGGCTGAAGCCACCCCCAAGGAGCGCAAGGTGTGGGCGCTGTGGAATCAGCTGGGTCGGGATGGCGTGGTGCGAGACACCACTGGGAAGGCGCTGAATGCATGGGTGGAGCGCACCGTGCATGTGACCGCTCTGACCTTCGCCAATGATGCCCAGCTGGATACCTTGATCGAGGCGCTGAAGTCCTGGCAACACAGAGGAGAACACCATGGTTGAAATGTTCGAGCGGATGGACATCGCAGGGATGACGGCTGCCCAGGTTCAGCCGCTGGAGGCATTGATCCCCCCAGGTTGGCCTGACACGTGGAGCGAGCTGGCCACCAGCCAGTATGTCACGCTGATATCCGCCCCCGGCGCGGAGTCGGTAGATGCGTCATCCCTTGCAAGTCTGGCGATTGCATTGACTTTGGGTATCGCACAGGACCTCGGCGGCACCCAGCCCTACATCCCGGTCGGTGCAGAGGTGATGAGCAGCGCACGAGCACGTCGCGTTATAGACCTGCTCAAGCAGGGGCAAGGCTACCGCCAGGTGGCTGATACCACTGGGCTGACCGAGTCCCGGGTGAGGCAAATCGAGTCAGAGTGGCGCAAGCAGCAACTGGCGCTGCGCCAAGGGCAGCTGCAGCTAGACTGAGCTTCAGCCCAGGCTTCTCCCCAGGCCCCGCCCGCCTCGCGCGCGCGGGGCTTTTTCTTTCTGCAAATCTGTGGAGTGCTCGATTTAGCGCCCCACGCTCTACCGCACGACAGTGCGGTCCATGCCTTCCAAGAAGCTACCCACAGTCCCTACGAAAGCCGTCACGCTACCTGACGGCATCGAGATCTTTCGACCTGGTCGCCACATCGACGATCAGGGCGTAGCCCACAACTTCAGCGATGCCGACGTGGACGGCATGGCCGCCAGCTACAACCCCGCCCTGCGCGAGGCCCCGCTCACAGTGGGCCATCCCAAAGACAACCTCCCGGCCTACGGTTGGGTCAAGGCTGTTGCCCGCAACGCCGACGGCGTGCTGGCCATCACCCCCCACAACGTAGAGCCGCAGTTCGCTGAGATGGTCGCGGCAAAGCGCTTTCCAAAGCGCAGCGCTTCCTTCTACCCGCCCCAGGCCCCTAACAACCCCACGCCGGGCAAGTGGTACTTGCGGCATGTGGCGTTCCTGGGCGCGCAGCCACCGGCTATT